AATCTGGCCTACGCGGACACCCTTGTTGGTTCCGATGATGAGGTATTTGCCAAGGTATGAACCAAGGGCTGTTACGCGCTCTCCAGCAGGCATCTCAGCCGCTGTGAGGGCCTTACTAAGCAAAGGTACTGCGCCTGTGGTGTCTAGCGCTAGGCGGAAGATAGAGCCCGCTACGCCAGCATAGCCTGCTACGTAAATAGCGTTAGGTCCGTCACATACACCAGTCCATTGCCAGTTGCTGGATGGGTGGGTGTAGATTGGAAGGTTGTTGTTGGAAGCCAGGGTGACCGTCCCGCTGAGGGTGTTGGAGTACTGCTGGTCCGTGTAGTTGTGCTGATAACTAAACTCGGTAGCAGATGGGATGCCAGTGATAACGAAGGTGCCGTTAAACGGCGAACCCACGCCAGCAATCGTAACCTGATATCCTACGTTGTAATTGTGGGCTACGTTAGTCTTGAGCGTCACTACGTTGCTGACGCTGTATCCCGCCACAATGTTAAGCGTGGAGATAGGGACAACTTCATAGACAGAGTTGTTGATGCCAGCGATAAGACGCTGCTTGGCATAGCCAAGTTTGGCGGTTGAGGCGCTGCTTGGGTTGGTAAAAATTAGTGTGCCAGATGTTCCGTCTAGCAAGCCACGGTAGATGCCATAACTGTTGACTACATAGTAGTAGTTGCCATCACATACGATGTCAAGGATAGAGCCGCTTCCGCCCCACGTTACCGTGGTTGTGGTTGTACCGTCTGAACGGTAGAGGGTTGAGCCATCCTTAAAGAAGACAAGGTCTGTGCCGTTATACTGGGCGGAGACAATGATTGGAGTGTCTGAGACAGTCTGGAGCGATGTGACGTCTGGAAGCAGGTTGACACGACCAGTGTTAAATACGTCTACGCCAGCAGACTTGTGGAACATGTATTGAACATGCTCGCCCATGAGGGGTTCCTGATAGCGTACGCCTGCACCATAGTGGAAAGAAGACTGGGAGCGGAGCCACCATCCTGTGATGGTCTGCTCGCCAGGTTCCTTTTGTACATCTAGTTGCTGCTTACGGTATTCAGCCGTAGCACGCTTGTATGGGTACTTATCGTTAACTCCGAGGAAGAACGGGATACCACCGATGGCGATGTCGTAGTTAACGTCGGTGTTAATCCAGGTACCGCCAGAAGAGCCAGGCTGACCGATTGGGTCAGTTGGACGTTCCGCTATGTGCAAATATGAATCAGTCACGGCTCTCCTAGGTTATGGGTTTGGTGTAAATGATGCGCTTGGCGAGCCATTGCCCGAAACGCCATTGGCGTTAGCGGCTGCCATTACTACTTGATAAACATGACCTTTGGTAAAGGAAAGACCAGTCAACGTTATAGGGGAAGTTCCCGTAATGCCATTAGCGTTGATTGTTCCTGTGCCACTTGTTGTATCAAAGAGTGTTATGTTGTAACTTGAGATAGCGGCTCCGCCGTTGCTAGGCGTGTTGGCGCTACCGCCTGTAGGGCTACTAGATGTGGCAGACCAGGCGGTAAAAGTAAACGTAACCGAACTTGTGGTGTAGCCAGTTACAACTGGTGCAGAAGCGTTAATTTGAGGAGCAGTAGTTGGCTTGACAGAACTGATGTTTTGAACGGTTGCTCCTGCGCCTGCGCTATTACTTGCCGCGACTGTGACATTGTAACTTTTTGTTATGTCTAAACCAGTAAACAAATAACCGCTAGACTCAAAAGTTGATACGCTGGGATTTGCTGTGGCAATTGTTGAACCAGATGAAGCGTCCTTGAGCGCAAGGCTGTAACCAGTCAGGGCCAAGTCCCTGCCGTAGTTTGCTGGTGTTGTAGCATTTACGGCTAAGCATCCGTTAAGGCCGCCATTTGGGTAAGTTCCATACGATTGCCCTGAACCCGAATCAGCAAAGTTTAGGCTTCTAGGGGCGCTTGGCGGATACTTCCCAATCGCTGAGATTGAGTTAAGTAGCATTAGACAAGGTCTCCCATTGCGTACCAAGTGTTGGCAGATGACTGGACTAGAGTTACTGGTGAGTTAACTTGACGCAACTTTGGAGCAGATGATGTGGCGCCGATGGAGTTGACAGTCACACCAGATGCACCCTGAATTGTTATCTGGCCAGAGCCAGCCTGAACAATCGTGATGGTCGTTCCCACAGGGAAGGCGATGCTTGCGTTGGTTGGAATTGTAAACGTTGCAGCAGTTGAGCCATTGGATAGCACAAGCAACTTACTTGCATCTGTAAGGCTTGGCGTGTAGTTGTTTGCCAAGAAGCCAGAGGTGTTAATGGCCGTGTTAATTACAGGACCAGTGCCAAATACAAGGCTGCCTGTACCAGTCTCATCCGTAAAGGCTGCTGCCAAATTAGCCGATGAAGGTGTTGCAAGGAATGTTGCTACGCCCGTTCCAAGGCCAGAGATAGCGGTAATGGCGTGAGCCGAACTTGTAGCGTTGACGTGTGAGTTAGACTCACGAATGTCACGCGCTGAGATGACGTGGCGCACCGTTGCGCCTACGCCATGAGCACTTGCTGTGCTGCCATCCACTCCGCGAGTAATCGTGGCTGTTAGGCCAGATACTGCGGTAACGTCCACCAACTCCTCCAGAGAAGAGCCATAGTCAATCGCTAGTGTGAATGGGTAAGATGAAGGCCAGCCTGTGACAGAGGTGACCTGCAAAGAGGTTGCTCCACTGGTAATATTGCTGGTAGTTGTCGTATCCTGCGCCTGACTTGTATAATAGCGAAGTGTCATATTCTGGCCTTATCTTGTGATGTGTACGCGAGGAGGGAACTGCTCTTGCTGTCGTCGGACTTCGATAAGCAAGCGGTCGTTGTACATTTGCTTTAGCATTCTTGAAAGGTTGGCTGCTGAGCCAATAGGGTTTGCTGTACCCTGTGCTGCTGCTTCTGCAGTAGTTGCTGGGACACGACCCAAATCTAGGTATACCGCCATACGGTAAGCAGCACCAAGGATAATAACTTCACGAGCAGATGAAGGCAGTCCTGTGACTGACTCAAATACGTCGCTGGTGTTAACCATTGGCTGAGGCTTCTGAGTATAACGAATTGTTACAGTACGGCCTGGGATGATACCATCAGCGATGCTGATAGTCTTTCCGTTACCCCATGTGGCTGGGTCTGCTGTACGGTCTACGCGGTAGTGGCGGATAGGTAGCCATTCGCGGGATGGTCCAATGGTCTGCCATGAGATACCCATAACGTCAATAGCATCCGCAGGTAGCGGATAGGTTGTACGGGCAGCAGAAAACTGGAATGTTGTTGAGGCTGTGGCAAAGAGGTCTGGATAGACAGCATCGATAGCAGAGTTGATATTCCGCTCAATGGCTGAACGTGGGAAAACGGGAGCGATGGTCACCCGAGTTCCTGCGGTGTGGGCTACTGCTGTAGTTCCACGATAGCCACGCCCGTAAGGAGCAACGGTTGCGGTATTAGTAGTTTTATCAAAACTGTCTACCCAGATAAGTTCATCGTCAATCTCGACTAGACCGCGTGATAGCACTGAGCCATTCTGAACTACAAAGGAGTAATCCGTGGCTGCCATAGCGTTAACAAGGGATGTAGCCTGGTCCTGGCGCTGGGTATAGCCAGATAGCAACAGGTGGGTTTCATTTACCAAATCAAGTAAGGTTGTCATTAGGATGCAATCCTTGATGCTGCTTCGGACTCGCCTAGGCCTGTAGTGCCAGCGAGTAGGTTTAATATGCCAGGTGTGTCTTCATAGTAATTCTTACCGCTATTGCGGTACGCGTAGATAAGGTTAAGAACATCGATACCCTTGGTAGCGTTGTGACCAGGGATAGCAATGTTGCCCCACCTAACGGCTGCGCCGTCAAAATCGTATTGGGGCACACCGTTAAGAATAGTCCCCGCCAAGCGGTTCATATGATACGTTGCGGTAAAACTTGTTGTCATGATGTGCCCTTCTACTTAAAGTTACTTAGCGCCTTTGTTGGTTCCGCCTACGCCCTCATATGAACCATATGGGTCGCTTGGGCGTCCTGTTGTGTGACCAGTTACGTCACCGATAATTGTATTGCTGCATCCGCACTCTTTACACATTACTTCACCTTCTTTAAGTTAGGGTTTGCTTTCTTTGCTGCAGGAGAAGCCTTGCGGGTAGCCGATGCTAGAATAGCGCCTGCGGCCTTTTGGGACACTCCCTCTTTCTTTGCAATAGATGCTTGGACCTTTGCAAATCCTGGGTTCTTCTTCATTTATGCTCCTTTTTTCTTTGAAATGATTTTGTTTGCAGCGCCCATAGTTTCAGCGTTATAAGCACTTCCGAGTTTGCTGCTTGCTTCGACTGCTTCTCTAACTGCTCGCGCAGACGTTCCTGCTGGCTGTATTCCTTGCTTCGTCGCCGCCTTGTAATCTGCAAGTTCTTTATCCCACTTCTTCATAGACATAGACTCGGCTCTGCCAGCGTCTCCTGTGCTAAACAGAATCTTGCTGTTGTTGCACATTACGCAGTCGCCATCAAAGATGCCCTCTGCCTTGTGCTCCCGATGAGCCTTAAGGATTGGGTCTTCTTTGTGCTCATACTCATGAAACCTATTTGGCTGGATTACTCCGCAGTGATTGCACTCCCAGGAGATTGGGCCATATTTGTTCTCAGGGGTGATACCCCAGTCGGCTACGTGCGAACGTAGGTGCTCACACTTTTGTTTTTTTGCTGCCATTTTTAATCCCAACCATCATTTGGATATTTCGTTTAATTCTGTCCGACTCTGGACCTTTGCCTCGAAAGGCTTCCTGGGCAAATGCGATAGCCGCATCCAACTCCCCAAGGTGGAAAGCAGCCTGGGCTGCGATATCGTAGGCTTTCCAATTCCAGGCACTTGGCTCGTGGAGATAGTGGACAACCTTCGGAAGTTCAAAGCATCGTATAGCGGAGTCCAAGGCTAGGCCGTAGTCACCCCTTCTAAGGGCGTCAGAGGCCATTCCAAGCCACGATTCTCCCTGGTCTGGGCAAAGACTCACGCCTTTCTCAAACCACTCCTTAGAAGGCCGTTTAAGGGCTCTTGCTGCATCCCCTGCCCAACGGCAGACGGCAGCCAATTCGTGGTCCATCCCGTCCTTCTTGAGCACCTGCTCGGCACTCTCGATGACCTTCTCCCACTTCTCGTGGAAGTAATACTCTCGGCAGAGGTATGTCCACATACGGGCATCCTCTGGCATCTCCTTGACTGCGTCCTCAAGCATGGTCTCGTACTGGCCACGGGACTTGGTTACGTCAGGCTGATGCCTGATAATAGTCGTGGTGTCGCAGTAGGTGTACTCTTCCTTGCCGTCTTCTCTGACAAGGGCTTCGTGGCAAGGCCACTTCCATGTCCAGCCATGACGGCTGTGAAGCCTGTCAACCTTCCATGCAAATCCTGTGTCTAGCGACACCCATCCTCTGTCCGCTCCGCGCACCCACTGGTTCTGCACTTTGCGATAAAAATTCTTTTCTGGTACTTCATCCATGTCCAGGATAAGACATACATCTACGTCTTCTGGAACTAGGGCTAGCGCTTGGTTGCGCGCCGTGTCGAATCTCCAAGGTGATACAACGGTTGTCCCGACAATGAGATTGGTCGCCTTACTGAGGAGTTCCATGGTATTGTCCGTTGAACCTGTGTCGAGGATAACTCTGACGTCAGATTCCTTTGTTGCTTCCAACCATCGCTTAACGTGCTTTGCTTCGTTTTTACAGATTGCATACGTTGCTATCTTTATTTTACTCTGGGGCTTTGCCTTCATCCAATAAGTCCATTTCCATCAAAATGACTCTTTTGCGTATTAACTCTTCTGGAGTTTCTTCGGTCATGGCAGACTCGTAATCGTAGCACCGTAGCCCGCTGCAACCAGTTGGTCGCGCTCCTGTTGGGTAATGGTGTAGACGTGCCCACCGACGTAGGCATGGTCTGCTGCTGTTACTTCTGATACTTCAAAGGTACGATTGCGTGTCACTACACCATTGGTCATAAGCAAAGTGTCAGCACGAGCAATGCGATAACGCCACATAAGTGCGCCAAAGCCAGCAGGTGT